AACAGTAGTCGTCTTACCAATACCAGGTGGGCCTGTTACAAGAACACCACGACTATCAGGGTAACTACTGCTCGTCGCGTCCCAAGATTGTAGCCAAGTAGTGATTTGATTAATTTGTTCTTTATGACCGATAACATCAGCTATGCTCTTTGGAGTGTATTTATCAACAAACATCTCTTTAGCTTCATAGTGTTTCTCTTCAGCCACTTTGGGAGCTTTTCTTACAATTGGAATACCTAATTTGATGGCTTGTTTGTATCGCCAAGATTCAGTGATGGGTCGTCCATCATTACATTCGGATCCAATATGGAGTTTATAGCCTGGACGTAAAACTTTATGAACAGTAAATTTGTTTATAGAGTCCCTATTAAGATTTCCTGTAATAGCAATATTCATTGTATTACAGTATTTCAAGTTGCTATTTAACTTAAATATATTAAAGAATCAATTTTTTATTAAGAACTTAAACCATAATGCCAGATTATATATAATAAGTTAAATGTCGGATATGGAAACATCTAATCCTGAAATTGAGGCTACACCAGTTGGATATGTATCTCCTGTTACAGAGACGGTTACAGAGACGGCTCTAGAGACAGTTCCAGAGACAGTTCCAGAGACGATTCCAGAAGTTTCCTCAGTTCCAGAGACGATTCCAGAGACGATTCCAGAGACGATTCCAGAGACGATTCCAGAGACGATTCCAGAGACGATTCCAGAAGTTTCCTCAGTTCCAGAGACGGTTCCAGTTACAGAAGTGACTCTAGTAGAAGAGACGGTATCAGAGACAGTTCCAGAGACAGTTCCAGAGACAGTTACAGAGACAGTTACAGAGACAGTTCCAGATACAGAAGTGACTCCAGTGGATGAGGATTCTGAAAAGGGTAATATTGAGGCAACTGATACTCCAGTAGAATCTGAAGTAGAAGGAAATGAAGAGGAGGGAGAGGAGGAGGAAGAAGAGGAGGAGGAAGAAGAGGAGGAGGAAGAGTATGAAAATAGTAAAACTGAAAATAAGGTTCACGATATCCAACCAGTAATTAAAAATAACGAGGGACTTCCATTTCCTATTGTATGCTCTGCATCACTTCTAGCATTTGTATATTTGCTAAAACTATTTTTTATGTTTTGTGCATTTACAAGAATGGGCTGTAATAGAGAATGTGTGTGTTTTGATGTTTAAACTTGATTAAAATGCTTTTAGTAAGTGATGTGCGATAACAAAGAGAACACCGCCCCATAGTGAATCAGCAATTGCTAATCGCCAATCATATTTATCGAGTATGGTATAGCTAGTAAAATCGTATACAGCGTATATTGATACACCGTATAGGAATGCTTGCTTGTAACTCGTAGTTTCTAAGAGCATATATGCCAAAAATAAATAAACAACAGCTGCGCCAATCCATCGTACTTGAACTGGGGATCCTTGGATATTTTCAGTCATTTTGCGAGCATATATACCAGCAGTTAGGAGCCAAAAGATATCAACCAATAAAAGAATTGCAGCGGCTTTGAGTAATGAATATGGATATGATGTCATTTCTAATATAGCTGCGTTTTATTTTGTCAAATGATAATTTGTGATTAAATAGACCATATGGAGACATCAACGATTCAGATAGACGCATTTAGTACAAATCTTCACGGGGCAAGAATTCTGTGTCAGGGTCCGTTTCCGAATGGAAGGTATGCTCCGATTATGGAATCAATACAAAAGTTAAGGGAACCATTTAAAAAGAAAATACTTCTAACACGAACCACTTTTTCACTTTCAAAGTATCTTCCCTTACAATACGACGCAGTATTTCAAGTAAAAGATACTCACGACTGGACGCTAATTCTTACTTATATTACTTATGCTCCAAAGCCTCTGTTAGTAGTAGCGGAGGATGTTCCGATTCCAGATGGATTATGGCAGAAACTAAATAAGACTACAACATTTGTGAATATAACGTCATCATATGTATTAAATATTCGTCCATATGATGCGATATTTTTTGCACCAATTGAGGAATTAGCAACTAGTTATACAGAATATGTATTGAAGTTACTTCAAAGTGTGTATAAAGCATCATATTCACCAAAAGAGCATAAGGAGGTATTACAGGAATTGCGAGTGGCTTCAGCGGGTGTATGTTGGACCAAATATGAAGAGGATACACAAGGAGGAGCGATTTATTGGTATGATCCTGTAGGAAATAATCAAGGCGATAGTTTATCAAATAAACAAATGTCAGAATTATTTAATTGGTTATCTCAGCAATTTAATAGAGATTAAATGCCATTTTTAAGACGATTTCTATGAACCTCGCTCATTAAATTATTGAAATTATTAGCGTTTTCTTCATTTTGAGTGCGCATAAGTTTTTTTAAGTAATTTTCTTGAACACGCATACCTCTATTGGTTTCCAGATTAGCAAGAAGCTTGTTAGAAGGGATATATGGGGTGGCCTCAGTCCTAAATCGTTTAGGAGATACAACATGATTCATGTTATTAGCATTAGCATTAGCAACCTTTCGATTTAGTATTATATTTTCACCCATATTAGCTTCAGCCAGCATTCTTTTAGATGCTTCCTGTGCTAAACGAGCTTCTCTTCTCTTTTTGACGCCACTGCTGCCACCACCACTAGAGAGTCCAGGGGTGCGACCTGTTATTTGATAGAGTTCTTGAGATGCGCCAGTTGTAAAGGCGTGACCTAAATCAGCTCCACCCATTCCGCCGCGACCTCCAAATTGACCACGCGTCAAACAAGCTCCGCAGCTACCGCCGCGTACAGGCCTAGTCGCAACAGGCCTATTCACAGGCCTAGTCACAGGGTTTGATGGTGGCTTAGTTCCAGTGCCACCAGGGCATTTTGGTCTTGGATTTACTCCGCCGCGTTTGCGAGTGTGTCTGCGAGTTTGTTTACGACTGTGTCGTCGCTTGTGAGATTTGCTTCTATGAGTTTTTCTTATCATTTCTATAGTATAATTACATTATTTTTTAATAGTGTAGTGATACTAGCATATAATTAATTAATTACAAAAGGGAACAATTTTAGGCCGTATAGAGTTAGTTTAGAGCTTGGTTCCAGCAGCAGGGGCAGAGGCGGAACCCATGTGGGCGGGGACACCAGCGGCGCCGCCGCGCTTACGAGTGTGGCGCTTACCGTGCTTCTTGGAGGTCGAGTGTGCCATTGATTTACTGAAGAGCTTGAAGGTACCCTTCTTGGCAATGTAACCAAGGGTGCGTAGGTGCTTGATGGCTTTCTTGCCTGCGGTGTGTTTTCTGCGAGAGATGATGCGACCCTTGTGTTTCATAAGATCTTTCTTATGTAAGCCACCAGAGGTGTGCTTAGCGGTTCCGTGAAATACCTCAGCTTTCGATCCAGTAGCCTTGATTTTGTCAGACATTTCTATATTAAACGCAGATATTTTATTTGTGTCGTAGGGTTTTGCTAAGCGGTCTGAATAAAAATTGAAAATGGCGGGATAGATTAGAATGGATGCCGAAATGTCTGTGCCGTATTTCCAAGAAACGATGAACTCTGTTGAAACAGGCGGAACAATGGATGAAGATGATTCTTATATGAATACTAGTGATGATGAATCAACTGAAAGTGATATTGAATGGGAGCTCGAGCACCTCAAAGAATATGATAATATGAAACAACTTAATATATTGAGACGCGAAGCTGGACATATTGTAATACATAATGTACTACCACCTGAAGAATGGTACAATGAAAGATTTATGTATATTTATACATATTCACAGCTAGGATGGGCTCATATGGCAAAACGATTTCACGATAAGGATCATTATATTCACGATACGGCCTTATATATTATGAGGATTCTTGATGAACTAATTGAAGAACGTGGAACAAAACCAACCTTTCATATTCCTACTTATCATAGAGTAATTCACAGCATTCAAAGTGTTTGGAATTATTATAGTCGGTTGTATATGGCTGGAGAGGAGGATGCGGATGTGATGGGCTTGATTGAGGGAATGATGTCTCTTGGTAAATAAAAATATATTTTTTGATATTTAGAGGTAGTAGGTATAAGAAAATTAGGAGTAGGGAAATTTCAATTTTTTCTTGTATATAAGAAAGGGCTTAATGCGGGTCCACTATGAGATACGAAATTAATGATATCTAATACATTTTATGGCAAACTGTAAATAAGAGCCTAAAACATTGGTCCGAATATAATATAAGATGAGCGTAAAAATTGAAATCTCGTTGGCAGCAAAAAGGGTTGTTAAGACAACACTACCTCATACTAATAGCTCCACGATGACACTCAAATATACGAAAAACGAAGATGGTAACTTCGTATGCCCAGATTGCGGTGTAATAAAAAAGAACCAAAACACGATGTTCTACCATATGAAAAAGCACGAAGAACAACTAACTCACGTTTGTAAAGCCTGTAAGAAGGGTTTTCTTCAAAAACAAACTCTCGAACTTCATATTCGCTCAAAACATCCTGAACTTATCAAGGATACTGCTAACTCTGACAAGAAATTTAAATGCCCATTTGATGATTGTGAATTTTCAGCACTTACAAAGGGTAACTGTGTAATTCATTGTCTTCGAGTACATTTTCAGGATGAAATCAATAATCTTATGGTCAAAGACAATGAAACTAAAATGATTTATTGTAATGAATGTCAGAAGGAATTTAGTAGTTCTTGTGCATTTTATTATCATTGTAAAAGTTGTATGAAGTTTGATAAGAGTGAGGATAAATATAAGAAGTTTGAAGAGATTACATCTTAGAACTTTTATCAGAATAACTTATTTTTTTATCAAAGAAAAATTGAAATAATGTATGCAGTGCCTATCTGTTTATGTAGTTGGCCATAGAGGAGTCCTTAGAGCCGCATAAGTGTCCGTGATGAACAAAGAACTAGCAGAAGAATTCATAGATTTTCTACCGAGTGGTCTAAAATCTATGAAATTGAAATGGGATGCTGGAAATTCGAATTTTATACTACAATGTGTTACATAATATTACTTGTTAGGTTCAGGATGTGTGTCTAATTGTTTAACTATTGAAAATAAGTGATAACCTCCAGCAGCAAAGCCTAGCATCAAAAGAAGCTCATATGCATAGCGAGGTGTTTCTTTTTTATGGTAGCCAATAAATAATAGAAGTGGGGCAATAAGAATAACGTGTATGGCATTTACCCACGCCAAGTTAGACCGTGATTTTAACCGTAGAACAAGTTTAAACCCGTGATATACAAGAATAACCCATCCAATAGTAAAGAGGGATAGATAGACCCATTGAGGAGTTTCAGCACGTGTAAAGCCAACATATAAGAATAAAGGTGCAACGAATATTAAGTGCATAATAGCTAACCAAAAATGATTATCAAGCTCCATTTCTAAATTGTAGCAAGTTTAAAAAGATCTTTAGCAACCTTTTTATCGTCGCCTCGCTTATATAAATTCGCAATCAAGACAATAAGAGTTCCAATATAAATCCATTTTAAAAGTTTAAATTGTAAAAAATAGTCAGATATATATGTAGATATAATAAAACCAACTATAATATAAAATATATGCTCAAAGGTGAAAGGATAAATAAATTGTTGAATACTATTAATACTGCTGTACCTTTCTGGAGAAAGGCCTTGCCATAAATGATCCATACTAATTACTAAAAATAATTTAAATAAGATTATTTATTATTATTGTTATTATATTGTTTTGCGATCTCATCTACACTCTTAATTTGTTTAAATTGGTATACAACATTTAATAAACGTACAAGTTTTTCTTCATTATCAGTAACATTTTCATATTTATTTTTATTTTTTGGATTCATCATAGAATTCATTACTTGTTTAAATCTTTTTAATTCATAATAGAAATCTTCTATATATGGATACTTCCTATGTACACTCTCTGTAGAGATACGTGAATCTAGTA